TTTTTTTTTTTTTTTTTCTTTTTTTTTTACTTTTTTTTTTTTTGTTTTTTTTAATTTTTTATGTTTAATTCCTGCAAGCAAATCCATGGGTGTCATACTCTTGGTCGATATTGTTTTATTTTTTTTTGTCATCGTATGTGTAGTTGATGTTAATATATCGGGGTCGTGTCCCGCTAACGTCATTTTCATTTGAATAGCTTTTACAGGAACACCCATTTTTTTCATTTTAAAATATATAGTATATATTGGATCTATAGATAATTCTGGTATGCCAGTTATAACTTTATTGTGTGTATTGGATTTATTAGTAATACTGGCTGTATTGGTTGAATCTGTAAAAATATCGTCATCTTCGATAATTATACATTTTGTAATGGATACAATCGGTTTATAGACTTTTAATTGTATAATGATATAATTTAATCCAGCTTTATTATCTTTTAACCACATATTTTTTAACCACAGAATACTATATACATCACAACCATTTTCTATATAATCTAACGTTTGTAGTTGTTTATGTTCATCGTATATATTACACACTAATTTTTTATTATAGTATTGTAACGGAAAGTTAAAATAAATATATTTATTTTGGGAAACATAGGATTTTTTATATAATATTTTTTTTTTGTAATTTATATTTTTTTTTAATAAACATAATTCTTGTATCATTTTTTTATCAATGTCACGAATTAACTTTATAAAACGTTGTTTAGACGACTGTGCTGGCTTGTGATACGTTGATAATGACACGTTATGATACTGCTTATTATGTTTTACTAATTGTAAATAACTACTTTGTAAACAAACGTTTTTTTTTTTATATGTGATAGGCCAAACATAATGATGTTTATCATAGCGTATGGTATTTGCTAATTCAATATCATCTATATGTATATTATTATTTATGTGTATATTATTATTCGTGTGTATAGAGGGCATTATATAATATAGTATACTTTATTTTATTTTTAATTATTTAAAAATAGATAATAGTATTATGTATATAGTTGACATATGAATAATAATGATTGGAACAAAATAAAAGGAATTAAGATTTCACCTAATAGTACTACAGACAGCACTATAAATCGTGATTTATATTATAATAAATATATATCTACTCGTTTTAAGACTACACAAAAAAAAATAGATATGGATACAATTGATGCGAATATTCGAGCTATTATTAAACAAGAATATTCACAATTAAATCATACAAATAGTGTAAGTTTTAATACTAAACATATTTGTTATTGGACACTTGTATAGTTTATGAACGTAAGGAATCGGCACTAAACCATATGATTAAAGTAATCGATATTAATATAATTACTAAAGATAATAAGGACATAAATGAACTACCTTGAACTCCAGACATAATAAGCATAAATAAAATTACAATAAATCCAAAAATTAAGTATTTTAACATTGCATTTTTTTGTAAGAACTCATTACTAGCTAACGTTCGTTGAATATATAGTAATCCTATAGTTAAAAGAACAATTACAAATGCTTTCATAATATTGTTTAGGAATGAATTGTCATTTTTTTCTTCATTTTGATCGTCACTTGCCATGAAAAGTATAACGTATATATACTATATGTAAATATAATAATTTACAAGAATATATATTATTTTAAATTTAAAGATTCCTGTTCATCTAAATAATCTATTTCATCAATAGTAGGTTCTCTATTTAATAACGTATTACGTTCCGGAAAACGTTCAAATCTTTCTAATAATATAATACGCTTATTTTGAAAATGTAATATTTTTCTTAACTCTTGCTTATATTTTAAATCTTTTTCTTTTATTAATAATATCTGAAGTATATTTTTACCTTGTATTTGATATACGATATTTTCTAATAATTGAAAAGGCAGTAATAGTATGTATTTTTGTTGTTGTTGCAAACAATATATATTTGTAGAACTGTAAGAATAAGTGATATTGTAAAAATGTAGACCCATTTCCATAAATAATATTATTTTTTCATCATTTTTATATATCTCTCGTGTATTAAAATAAACACATCTAGAAAATAATGTAAATAATAAAATGACAGCATAATAAGTATCAATACCTTTATTTAACCACTCTAATAAGTGTCCATATTCTAAATAATATAAAAGAGGCGCAAAATTTTTTTTTATATACATAATTGTCTTACTATCTAATCGATATATATCTTTAATATTATACGTTGCGTGTAATTTTGTTTTCCACACATCAAAAATTTTTTTTGTGACAGTGGATATATCACTATTTGTATAGGATGAATTATGTAATTGTAACATATAAACTTATCTTTAGAAAAAAAAAGTTCATTTTTATATTTAAAATTTGATATTAAATGATATATATACTTACATATACATATTATGAGCGTATCTATATATCATTCATCCTTTCATACTTGTAAACGATTTTTTGAATTGTTTACAAATATAACTAATAATACTGCTATTGTATTTAATACATATGGTATAGAAGTAAAATGTTCTAATAAAAAAATTAAAATTAATTCTATATTGGATGAAAGTAGTTTTACAAAATATGCTTGTTCTGAAAAAATAATTCTGGCAATATCTATACAATCTATAAATAATATATGGAAAAAACACCCAACCGACACACCTATACGAATACTTTATTCGGGTCAGAATACTATATTGTTTATTATTAATAATAACTCGACATATTCCATACCGTGTTCAATCATAGATAATTCGATATATATTGAACGTATACATACATTTGATGATTTCGATTATCATGTCGAATTTGAAATACCACCATCTTATTTGTATTCGTTTATCAAAAAAATTCATAAAACAAATACAACAGATAAGCCTATTCAATCTATTCATTTTCGATCCGATGTAAACGATCAAGATATCTATATACAACATACACATTTACCTACAAATAAACAAACAGAACGATATCATTTTATAACAACTATACAAGAATCCTATACATTTCATTATATTAATCAAATTATTAAAAATAATTGTAAACAAAAAATAAAAACGTTATTATTTGGCTTATATACACAACAATCCATGAAAATACTTTCATATGTAGACAGTTGTAGTTATATTGAATATTATATACCGCCAATCAAACAAATATAGTTGTATGTTCTATAAATACTATATATACTATATATATCAAATTTAAAACCCTGCTAATTTTCTACCTAAATCAGTTACATTTGGAGGAGATATAACGGTATGTTCTAAAAGTTCACCACCATATGTTCGTGGATGTTTCGCAAACAATGTAGGTTTATTTGCCCAATGACTAGTTGTTCGTAATTCATTAAACGCTTTTTGTTTTTTTTCTAACATTTTAGGTGTAGATAAACTTCTTGGCATATAGCACAAATAAATAACAGCTCTAAAATTCGGTTTTATTCGTTCACGCATGGCTTCCGTTCCACAATGTATTGTGCGACTGTCCCAAAATACTACACTTCCTTTAGGACATTTTATTTTTTTATAGACACATTCCTTATCTATAAAAAACTGTTCTTCTTCACGTTTCAATTTATACCAATTTTTTTTATCCGTTACACTACACGTTTTTCCAAATTCTTCATGATATTGATTACTTTTTTCCATAAATGCTAAAGTAGCATCTCCTTCATTCACATCTAAACCGGTCACCCAACTTTGAACGCATTCAAATCCATTACGAGTAGGACTTTGATCACAATGATACCAAGTATTATTACGATTCCATCCTCTATTAGTTTCTTCAGGGGGCATTCCAAAACTACATCCATCAAATGAAACTAATAATTCTTCTGGATCACAACCCCAAAAATAAGCAAATATATCTACTATTTTTGGATGCTGGCGCATATCCCATATTGTTTGCATGTGACCCACATTATGATGTTGTAATAACATAGAATGTTTAGGATATAATTTATAAAATTCACGCCACGAACTTAGATTTCTACGAGAAATAGGTGTGGGCCATGTTTGTGTAATATGTTCTAAATAGTCCCACATACCATCTGTCATATCTTTACATTCATTATGATTAATCACATTAGGAATAATAGCTACGCCATATCTTTCTATTGTTTGTTTTAGTTTTTCTTTTGTTGTATAGTATTTTGAATCTTCATAGTTATCCATAGTTTTATATGGTATATGTATGTATCTATTATATATATACATTGATATATCAAATTTATTTTTAATGAGTTCTTTATTTAAATAATAAATGATATAATAAATAATATAATAAATAATATAACTATTGTATACACTATGAAAATTGCTATTTGTGGACCGATTTGTTCTGGTAAATCATTTATTAGCACGTATCTTACAGAAAAATATCATTTACAACGCTACGCATTTGGTGATAAAGTAAAAGATATCGCTCGAGATCTATTTAAAATGAATTATAAAGATAGACATTTGCTACAAACTATTTCTGATAAAATGAAAGAAATCGATCCTGATATATGGATAAAGTATGTTATTCATCAGATAGAACATACGGACAATATTATCATCGACGATCTTCGATTTGAAAATGAAGCCCAATATTTACACAATATAGGTTTTATTATTATTAAACTAACCATAGATAAACGTACACAATTATTACGTATAAAACAAACATATCCCCAAACGTGGCAAGAACATGTCGATAATTTACATCATAATTCCGAACAGTATTTTAATGCGATTCAAGCGGATGTTACATTTACATCCGACGATATGTTACTCAATAATATATGTGAACTTTTGGGTTAATCATATTTTTAGTTTTTTAATTTTTTTTTAGTTTTTTGTAATGAATATATAATGAATAATTTATATTTAAACATTTGTATATATATATATACTATATTATGACAGATCCTAAAGGTTACTATAAATTGCTGGGTATTACAAACAAAGCATCCGATAAAGATATTAAAAAGGCTTACCGAAAAATGGCCTTACAATATCATCCAGACAAAAATCCGAATAATAAATCCGCAGAAGAAATGTTTAAAAAAATAGCAGAAGCATATCAAGTTCTTTCTGATACAGATAAACGAACAGAATATGATAATGTATCCGTTCATCGACCATTTGTATTTCAACAATCGCAACAATTTGATCCATTTGCTATATTTAAAAATTTCCAAACGCAAGGAAGTTCGAATAGTATGAATATGTCCTTTGATATTCACAATATTATGCGTTCACAAGATTTTACAAATACATCTGTACGCTCAAGTAATTCAAAACAATTTTCTACAAATTTTTCGTGTTCTACACAAACCGTATTTAAAGACGGAAAAAAAATAGTCACCACTACGGAAACGTGTAATGGTCAAACTACTAAAAAAGTAATGGTATTTGATTCTAAAACAAACAAACGTTTACGATAATGTATATAGGTCTGTATGTTTATATTTATTTTCTGGATCTAGATTTTCTTTTTTTTCTAGATTTTCTTTTGGAGGTTTTTCTTTTGGAGGTTTTTCTTTTAGTTCTTCTAGACGTTTTTCTGGATTTTTTTGATGATTTACTACCAGCCTTTTTATATATTACCATTCCTGATTTAGTTTTTGCTTGAACATACGTATTCCCGTTGTATGTAAACGATGCGACTCCTGACTTTCTCGATGCGTTCATTAACTTAAAATATGCGTTCATTGTTTTATACTATATACATATATTTTTATTTTATATTTTCGTGTATTTAAAAATGTATAATATATATTAAACATTAATAATACATATTTTTTTATTTAAAAAAATAAATATTCTTATATAATACATACAAAAATGGATTTTAGTCAATCAAATAATAATTTATTATGTGCGAATGTGAATGAAGAACAAGATTGTATTATCTTTGGAACAAAAAAAGGCTTATATGTATATACCTTATATCCTCAAAAAAAAATTATTTCTAGAAAAATAGACGGAGGTGTCTCCAAAGTTTCAATGTTACATCGGTCCAACATTATATTTTTTGTAGGAACATTAGAAAATGGACCAAATTCTAAACAAATGTTAAATATATGGGATGACAGTCACAAAAACATTGTCGGTCAAATTGATTTTAAAGATACAATCGAACATATACACACCACCTCAGATTATATTTTTGTATCCACAAAAGATACTATTTTTATATACAGTTTTAATAATTTACAACAGATTCATAGTATTTCGATTGAACATACAAATTCGAGTTTATTTAAAGTGAAAGTAGATAAACACTTACTTATCTATCCAAGTTATAATAAAATGATTTTATATAACTGGGAAACAAAAGAATCCAAAACAATAGACTGTCATATTCATACAATTGAATTATTTTCTTTATCTCAGGATCATTCACTACTCGCCACGTGTTCGCAAAAAGGGTCATTACTTCGAATATTTAATATTGATACATTACAACAAGTAAAAGAATTACGCAGAGGTTCCGATCATGTAACCATTGTTAATATTGCGTTTAATAACGATGCTACATTATTATTGTGTAGTTCAAATAAAGGAACTATACATATTTTTTCATTATCCGATACAAATAAACAACCTTTGTTACATACTAATAACACTATACAAATACAAGATGAAACCGAAAAAACTGTAATAGAAGATACACCAAAAGATACCACCGATACGCAATCAAAGGAACAATTGTTATCGGAAGATACTAATAATACTACTACAATACAAAATAAAAAAATGTACGGCACGCATTATTTAAAATCTTTTTTACCTAATTATTTTAATTCAGAATGGAGTTTTATTCAAATATATTTAAATCATTCTATAACGTATAGTGTATTTTCTAAACAAACAAACAATATTATAACGATAGCTTCCAATGGGTGTTTTTACAGTATAGAATTCTTGTATGATAGCAAGAGTCAACAATCATCCTATAAAATAGTATCCACATTAAAATTTTTATCCGATCACAATGATCCTTTCGATAATAGAACTTCAACTATCTTATAATATAATTGTATAATATAGTCATATAGTATATTACACAGGCATATGTAACCTTATTTTTTGTACAAAATCTATATGTTTTAAAAGTGTTTTAAATAACAAAATTAAGCCTTTTTCAAATTCATTATAATTTATAATGACACATTTATAAATATTATCATTAAACATTTTATTCACATATTTAATTATGTTAATTAAATGAACACTATACATACTTGCCGCATTGACGTTTGTAGATAATCTAAGTATATTAACATCAATCAAAATAATTATTTTAGAATTTTTTATGATCGTATTATCAATGAAAGCGTCTTGAAACGCTTCGTGGAACGTATTGATAATAGAAATAATTTCTTTATATTCTAAAGTATTAAATAATGTATAATTTATTTTTACCACTTTATATGTTTCTGGTGAAAAATGATTATCTATATAAAATAAATTATTAGAATTATATATAGATACATTATTCATACTAGTAGTATTTTGTGTAGAGACATCTATATTCATACTATACATATATACATATATAAATTTATTTGTAAATATATTTACAAATAAATTTATATTTACTGTTTACTGTTTACTGTTTATTGTTTTTTATTTAATGTTAAATTCATACATTTTTCTAATGTATTATCATATTTGCGAAACGGCTTCGAACGTTTTAATACAAGTATATTCTCTTTTTTATCTGAAGTATCGACTACTTCTACATTGATTTCATCGTTAGGAAATATTTCCTGTTTATCTTGGTTAATTGAAAACTTATTGGATGAATAGGATGTATGAATCGATGAATGACTTATAGTGGGGATAATTGATTTCATTTTAGGTAATGTTACATTATATAAAGATTTATTTGTTGTATTTCTAAATTCATTAATAGTTAATGGACCACCAAATATTTGTAATATCTCTCTTGAAAATGCTTGTTCAATTTTTTTTTCTTTATATATATCTTTATATAGTAGATTTAACAATGAATAACGTGTCCAAATATCTTTACTACTTGAATGATTACTATCATTAAATAAATAAGCTGCCGCGCATTCAGGGGAACAAAAAATTCCATGAACTATAAATGTATCATTTTCTACTTTTTCTGGTATAGAACACGGTATACAATTAAATGGATGACAACACCACCAACAATACACAGATGTTTCTTTAGGCCATACATCTGTATCAAAGTCATTTAATATATGATCGGAATGTTTATGATTTTTTTTACTAAATAAATGAATATTTTTGTCACGCTTTTTTTTATAATTTATTAAATCTTTAATATAATTTGATGTTTTTACATCATGTTTATTTTTGTACCAATTATTCTTATGTATTAAATTATAATTGTAATTAGAATAATAATTTTCTACTTCATTGTTATTATCTATATCATTACTATTATTATCCATGTCACTACTATTATTATTTATTTCATTAGTCTTTTCATGTGTATCAAGACCTTTATTATCCTTATCCGTATCCTTATCATTAACATCAATATTTTTTTTTTTTGTAGAAGTATTAGATATTTTTTTTTCAATTACATTTGAAAAGGAAGCAAATTCATCTTCATTAAATGCTTTAGGTATACTTAATGTCGGATTATAATTAAACA